CTGGCTTCAGGGGCAGTGAGCCTGTTGAGCACCCGCACACTCAACACACCATTGGCCCTATCCCACGTCCCAGTGGGCGCGGTGCTCGTGGACCAAATGCCGGTGCCGGTATTATCAATGGCGTATGTTTTGCAAAACAACTCCTTTTGCATGTAAGGCACCACAAATGAACATTCGCTGTCCTCATCAAGGTCCATCACAGTGGTTAAAGTGTTCGCATTTCCCAATGGCGGATTGGAAGCCAGGTTCGTAGATCCAGCATCCCAGGAAATTTGGAGTCGCCCACGGTGGTATGGCGAACGAATAACCCTGAAGGTGTACTTGATCGAGCCGCGCCAATACTGGAAGTGGTTGGCGACATAGCTCATGGGAGAGTGTGCAACCTCGGTCGCAGATCGAGTGAACATTTGCGGAGACACAGCTGTGGTGAACAAAATTGTGTTAGGAGCATCTGTCGTGTTCCACGTGGGTCCGCAAATGTACGCAGACCGCGAACAAAATCGCGAGATGACGAGTTCGTCATTACCATCACCACCATGTTGAGAAGAGCCAATAGCTGTCTCTTGTTTAGGTTGCAAGCTCAACTTCTGCACAGGTTCCGAAATGCTAGTGCTAGCCAAGCTGAAGGGAACCGGTTTCATTGGTTCAATATCGCGCACATTAGGCACGTTAGTGAACCCGAAAAAGCTGGCTATTTCACCTAGCGTGCCGGCTACCATAGAGGTGGCTTTGGCATAGGGCCCAATGTAAGGCACCTTGTCAAGCTTCCCAGCAACAGCGGCCACAGTGCTCGCAGGGCCGGAGATCTGGCCGTTCAGCTTGAACTCACTCTGCATCACGGGCATGTTAGTTGGTCCGCTTAGCTGCACATCCTCAGCCCAGGCGTAAACCTGGATATCAACATTGGTGCTCGAAGAACCATTTGCACTCAGAAGTGGAGCGTACTGGACCAAATGAACAGTGCCCATATTGGTGAACTCCGTAAGACGCCCCACATCTAAGTATGGGTAAGGGTACAAAAAGGGCAGTTCCATTTCCACCGTGGAACAGTTCTGGTTCTCGAGCCAAACGTGTGGTTTCTGGGAGGTCGCGGTCAAGCGCATCTCGACACCAGTTGCCTCAGCGGTGTCGAGGCGGTATCCATTGAGCGGGGTGTAAGTAGCCATCAAAGATCCATAATAAAATGGGGAACCATTAATCAGAAACTTGAGCTTGAGCTTACACCGCAGCAAGTGGAAACCAGCCAACTTGTTTTGCATGTTGACGTTCTGGAAGAACAATCGCCATGGGGCAAAATCAGTTTTTGCACCGTTTGCGGTGTTCTCCACCCAAGCGTAACTGAAAATGAGCTGTGGTCGCATAAGATAGTTGCCGACATCCTGCTGTATTTGCATGGCATCAGCAATTTCATCTTTGGAGCTGGGTGCAGCAATGGTCTCAGAAACCGGTTCATTCTTAAACACGACCTGCTGTTGCACGACGTCAGTGGTGCCTTCAGCTGTGGTGCTGGGCACACTCAGCGTGTCATATTGAATATCAGCTTGCGCGACTCCGCTCCATTTCTCGCGACGCTTCTTTCTCCGTTGCTGGCTGCGAACTTTACTGATGGCTTGCGCCACCACCTTAGGGGCCATTTCCCTGTCTGCGGTGGTGGGTGTATCTCGAGTTTTGTTTATGTTCTTGCTGAAACCTGCATCTTCAGGGTCCTGCGCGGTCTCAAACGACAGGCCCATAGGAACAGTGTTTGCGCACGGCCGAGCGCCACCGTGAAAACGATGATTGGGGGAACGCCCCATGACCGTAGATCCCCAAGGGTCCACACTCCAGCGCGCCTGCAGTTCCAATTCAGACACGTGGCAGTAACTACCCTCGGTTCCTGCTTTTTCCGTCAAGACGGGTAAGATCTGACGCGTTTGCAGTTTTGGTGAGGCCCGCACGAACCGAGCCACCATCGCGTTCCAAGACGGAGGTGGGAGCTGGCGCATGCGGAACTCAAGTTCCTTGCTCTTAGGCATTTC